ACACTTAATACAAACACTATTACAGCGGCAAATCCAGTAAACACCTCTAAAATGGTAGATTTTACCGATTTTCATGTTAGAGCTGCTTCTTTACCAACATCACAAGTAGGAGTTATTCCTATAAATTTTAGAGGAAGAACAGTAAATTATCCAGGAGATAGAATATATCAGCCGTGGAATATAGTAGTAATTGATGATAATAAACAAGCAACTACTTCAGAGAAATCAATATCATTATATCGAGCATTCCACGAATGGCACGAACGAATAAACAGCCATGTAAACAACCTTTCAGCATATGAAAGTGCTGGTAACACCGATCCAAGCCAACATTTTGCCGGTAGAATAAATGCCAGTGGAACAGTTCTTAATACAAATAATCCAGCATGGACTATAGAACAACTAGATACTAATGGAGCCAAAACTATAAGAAAGTTTGAATTATTTAATTGTTGGCCGGTTGCTGTTGGTCCGGTTGAATTAGATATGAGTCAAGATAATGTGTTATCAACGTTTGCTGTTACTGTGGTGTTCAGTCATTTGAAATTTGATTTTACTACTGGTACTAACTCGACATTTATTTAATAGGTGAATTTATATGGAATTAGAACTATTTGGTTTTAGTATAGGCAAAAAGAAACAACAAGAAACTGTCGAGAATCGTGACGTAATCACTCCCGATTCTTATGACGGTTCTTATGTGCTAGAAACCGGTGGTGTTTTTGGTACATACGTTGATTTCTCTGGTGCAATTCGTGATGAAAATCAGATGGTTCAACACTATCGTTCAATGGCTCTTTATCCAGAAGTGGATGCTGCTATTGAAGATATTGTGAACGAAGCTGTAGTTTTAGATCAAGACAGAAAACCAGTAAAGTTAAATTTAGATCACGTAAATTTATCAGACACCATCAAAACAAAGATGTACTCTGAGTTTAATCATATACTAAAACTATTAGACTTTTCAAATCGAGCTGGCGACATTTTTCGTCGGTGGTATATTGACTCCAAGATTTTTTATTATAAGAAAGTAGATAAAAACGATCTACGAAAAGGCATTCTTGAACTGATTCCTATTGATCCAGTAAAGATTAAAAAAATCAGAAAGATTGAAAAGGATAAAGGATATTACGGAGGAATTGGGCCGTTTTCTCCTGTCAAGAGTATTCAAGAGTATTACGTTTACACTGATACAGATAAAGATGCAGCATTTCCAACATCAGGTACTGGTTGGAAGATAGCACCAGATACGGTTGCTTACGCTCACTCTGGTATTATTGATTCAGCAACCAAGCGCGTTGTTGGTTACCTACAAAAAGCTGTTCGTCCTTTAAATCTGCTAAGACAAATTGAAGACGCTGTTGCCATCTACCGAATTTCTCGTGCACCAGAACGTCGTATTTTCTATGTGGACGTTGGTAATCTACCAAAGCAAAAAGCTGAACAATATCTACGTGAATTGATGAATCGATATCGTAACAAGATTCAATACGATCCTGCTACCGGTCAGATTCGTGATGAACGCAACCACATGAGCATGCTTGAAGATTTTTGGATGCCTCGCCGTGAAGGTGGTCGTGGCACAGAAATCAGCACTCTAGACGGTGGCCAAAACCTTGGTCAGATGGAAGACGTTCTGTACCTGCAACAAAAACTGTTCAGAGCATTAGGTGTTCCACTTTCCAGAATGATGGGCGAGAGTGGTTTCAACATGGGTCGATCTGCTGAAATCACCCGAGATGAAGTCAGATTTAATAAATTTATTGATCGTCTACGCCACCGTTTCTGCACCATATTCCTAGACATTCTAAAAACTCAAGTGATCCTTAAGGGAATTATGAGTGAGGAAGACTGGAACAGAATCAATCAAGACATTACTTTCAGATTCAATAACGATTCTTACTTTACTGAATTAAAAAATAATGACATCTTGAGAGAACGATTAGACATTATTGCTGCAGTGACTCCTTACATTGGTAGATTCTTCTCTGGTGAATACATCCGAAAGAATTTCTTAAAGCAGTCTGAAGAAGAAATTTTAGAGATTGATGCTCAAATAAACAGAGAAATGCAAAAACAATTAGAAGCCCAAGAAATGCAGGCGTACCAACAAATGATGTCTGGTGAATCGCCAGAAGAAGAACAAGCTCCAGAAGAGGAAGCCCCGCAATGAGCATCCCAGAAAAGTTGGTAACCATGATTCTTAGAGGCCATGCAGATAAATTTAAAGCAATTCTGCAAGAAGAATTACAACATCGAGCTTCTATTATCATGGAAGAAATTTACCGTATTGAAACCGGTAAACTATTAGAAAGTGTGGAACAGGCAGCACCACCAGCTGTCGTTCCTGCACCTACACCAACTCCAGTTTCTGTAAAATTCTTACCAGAAAGTGCTTATAAGCTAAGAGACGGAAATATTGGTATTCTAAGCCCAGTGGAGCGAGAAATGGTAGGCAAACTACACGAAAGTCTAAATAATGATAACAAAGAACGAATGGTAAAATTACTCTCAGAATCTCAAGAATCTTTTAACAGAATCTTGAAATTAGCAAAAGCTCAAAATAAAAAGTAAGGAAAATTATGGAAAACAGTCAAAACCTACAATCATTCATAAATTTAGTTGTTAATGAGAATCTGGCACAAGCCAAAGAAGTTCTCAATAATCAATTAAACCAAAAACTCGCTGATGCTCTAGAAAGAAAATTTGAAGAATTTGCTCCCAGCATCTTTGAAGCATTAGATCCTGTCGGCAAAGAAGACGACGATATTGACAATGATGGAGATACTGACAGCACTGACAAGTACCTAAAGAACCGCCGTGACGCTATCGGTAAGGCTATTGAAGGAGAAGATGAGGATGAAGCCGAGGACGAGGAGCAATCTGAGGAAGAAGAAGAAAGTGGGTCCGAAGAAGAAGAAGATGAGGAAGCAGATGAGGACTCAGAAGAAGATGGCGAAGATTCAGAAGAAGAGAAAGACTGAAATCAATGAAACTAATAACCGAGACAGTTGAACAAGTAGAGTTTTTAACCGAAGCAGCTGCTGACGGTGGTAAAAATTATTTCATTGAAGGTACTTTCATGCAAGCTGATACCCTCAATCGAAACAAAAGAATGTACCCAAAACACATTCTGTTAAATGAAGTTAATCGTTACACCAAAGAGTTTGTAAATAACAGCCGTGCTTTCGGTGAACTGAACCATCCAGCAGGCCCAACAGTAAATCTGGATCGAGTTGCTATCATTATTAAAGAGTTTAAATGTGATGGTTCAGACGTTTACGGTAAAGCTAAAGTAATGAGTACTCCCATGGGTGAGATTGTTAAAAATCTTATCAATGAAGGTGCTCGTCTTGGAGTTTCAACTCGTGGTATGGGTTCATTAAAAGCCAAAAACGGATACAACGAAGTTCAACCTGACTTCATGCTTTCTGCTGTAGACATTGTTGCAGATCCTTCAGCTCCTAATGCGTTTGTAAACGGCATCATGGAAGGCAAAGAGTGGATCTGGGATAACGGCATGTTAGTTGAACGTCAAATTGAAGAATACCATCGAGAACTTTCCAGAGCGTCTGCTAGACAATTAGAGTCTAAAGGTATTAAACTTTTTGAAGACTTCCTAAACAAATTAAAATAACCAAAATGAATCAGTATAATTTAAAATTTAAACCAGGAGCTCTTAAGAGTTTATTAGAACAAGCCAGTGGTGGCGGTGCTGGCGGTGGTATGGGAGCTGGCAAAGATACAACTGGCAAGAAAAAAAAACCATATCCTACTAGCAGTTCATGGGATCTTGCTAAACAAGTAGTTAAAAATATAGGAGCTGCAGGACTGCCTGCACCTAAAGAAATCGCAGCAGCAGCCACTGGTAGAATAGGCGTTCAAGGATTTTCTAGTCAAGGTATTGAAGACCGCAGGAAATATTATAGAACAATTATTGGTGGATTGAACCCACTACAATGGGCAGCTGATGCAGCAGCAATGGGAGCAAAAGGTTCAGCAAGCATGCCTGTAGTAGGAAATCTAGCAACTGCTGGTGCAGGAATAGCTCAACAAATAGCAACTGCTACCACCGATGAACCAGCTAATCTAATGACTGCAGCTTATTATGATCCCCGTTCAATAGGCAGAATCAAGTAAAAACGTTAAAACTTAGTAAATTATAAATAAACAAGTATTAGGAAAAATAAAATGAAAAAGACACAACAACAACGACCTATAGTTCACGACACAACCGGTAAAGGCACTTTTGATGCCACTGGAAAGGGTGCTTTCCTTGGTACACTAGACACCAGTTCTATGGAAGGACTTGCTCAACGAAATCAAATGAGCCTTCGTCCAGGAAGTGCTGGTCAAGACTCCGGACAAAAAATGGCAGAACCAATTGGAGCTGAACAAGAAGAAGAGAAGAGCATGAACGAACACCTCGTTTCTTTGTTTGGTGGCGAAGATCTTTCAGAAGAATTTATGAACAAAGCTTCTGTAGTCTTTGAAGCTGCTCTTAACGAGAGAACCACCGCTATCCGCGAGCAAGTTCTTCGTGAGAGTGCTGCCATCATTGAAGAAGAAGTCAGCAAGACTGTAAACGAACTAGCTACCCGTCTAGACGAGTACCTAAGCTACGTTGTAGAAGAATGGGTCAAAGAGAACAAGCTTGCTGTAGAGTCCGGTATTCGTACCGAGATCGCTGAAAGCTTTATTGGTGGTCTAAAGAGTCTGTTTGAAACCCACTACATCGAAGTTCCAGAAAAGAAGCACGACATTCTAGAAGATCTGTTCAACGAGAACAGCCAACTAGAAGACGCACTAAACGAGCAAATCAAGGCTAACGTAGGTCTCAACAAAGAGATCACTGCTGGTCGCGCTCGCACCATCTTCCTAGAAACTGTTGCTGATCTATCTCAAGTAGACGCTGAAAGACTTGCTTCTCTAGCTGAGAGCGTAGAATTCAACAGCCCAGAAGACTTCCAAAACAAACTCACTATTCTCAAAGAAAATTATCTTAAGGCAGCACCTGTCGCTGCCCAAGAAATGGAAACACTTACAGAACAAAGCAACGTTGCAGTAGCATCTGAAGGCCCAATGTCTGTATATGTGAATGCACTGTCACGTCAAACTAAGACTTACTAAAAAATACTAAAGTATAAATAACTTTAAATCAAGGAGAAACTAAACATGTCAATGGATTTTAACGGAACTACCCCCTACGACACACTCGTAGAAAAATGGAACCCTCTACTCGATCACGAGGCTATTC